ATCATGAGTCGTGATGTTCAAAAAGAGGGTCAGGCTCTTCTCAACAAGTGGGAAAAGACTGGCCTTATGGAAGGAATTGAGAGTGATTATGGCCGTAATAATATGGCATGTCTTCTCGAAAATCAAGCCAAAGAGTTGCTTCGTGAAGCATCAACAATGGCTGGCGGCAGCGTCGAAGGTTTTGCAGCAGTTGCATTTCCTATCGTTCGTCGTGTGTTTGGTGGTCTAATTGCAAATGAGCTAGTTTCGGTTCAGCCTATGAGCTTGCCGTCTGGCCTCATTTTCTTTCTAGACTTTACATTTAATACCACCCGTCTTGGAAACAAGGCTGGTGAGTCACTATATGGTGGCGGGGTTGTTGGAAAGCAAGTCACTGGTGGTGTTAATTTAAACACTCTCAGTGCTTCACAGCAAGGCTTTTATAATCTTAATAATGGTTATGCAAGCCCAACTGGCTCTGCGACGATCACAGCACATCTGGTCGCAACGGGAACGTATGGGACTCCACTTTCTGGCACCAAGGGTCAGCGATTTAACCCGCCTTATGCGTCAGCAACCGAGACTACTGATCACTTTTCAAGATTGTTAAGGCACGATCCTGATTTTACTTCAGGAACGACAACAGCTGCTATTTATCGAATTCTTACATCAAGTACGGATTTGAAAGAGGGTGCTAACAACTCAACAATTAATTATGATGATCTTGTGGGTCTGAAAGTTATGAACTTTGCAACTGCAAGTGCTACTCAGGTGCGTTGGTTGACTCAACTTTCTGGTACTGATAATGGTTTCTTTATGCCAGGTACTGATAATGGTAACAACCCAGGCTTATATCTGGTGTTTGCCGATAATAGTGGTGGAGCACTTTCAAATGAGCTTATGGCGATGAACCTTAATCTTACATTCCCCATCAAGGATTCGATGCAAGCGGGGGCTGCTGTAGGTTCAACTATTGGTTCTGCCGTGTGGGGTCTTGAAAATCAGTCCACTCTTCCTGAGATCGACATTAAGGTTGATAGTACCGCTATTACAGCGGATACTAAAAAGCTTAAGGCTAAGTGGACTCCAGAGCTTCAGCAAGATATCAATGCTTACCACAATCTCGATGCAGAGGTTGAGTTAACTGGTATTCTTTCTGAGCAAATCGCACTTGAGATTGATCAAGAAATTCTTGAGGATCTTGTTGTGGGTGCAACTGCTGGAACTTATTACTGGTCACGTAAGCCTGGTAAGTTTGTGGCTCGTACTGGAGCAGATGGTGGTGCGTCTGTTAATCAGACTAACTTCCCGGACTTTACGGGAACTGTGTCTGAATGGTATGAGACTCTTCTCGAAACTGTCAATGATGTTTCTGCACAGATTCATCGCAAGACGCTTCGCGGCGGGGCTAACTTTATTGTTACAAGCCCAGAAGTTGCGAATGTTCTTGAATTTACGGCTGGCTTCCGAGCGGATACTACTGCCGATGAAAATAAGGGCACCGCAGGTGCTGTTAAGGTCGGGCAGATTAGCAAGAAGTGGGATATTTACGTTGACCCGTATTTCCCACGGAATCTAATTCTGGTTGGTCGTAAGGGCAATAGCTTCCTTGAGAGTGGCTATGTGTATGCACCTTATGTTCCGCTGCAAGTCACTCCTACTATCTTCAGTCCAGACGACTTCACTCCTCGCAAGGGTGTGATGACACGTTATGGTAAGAAGATGGTTCGACCTGACATGTATGGCCTTGTTGTTGTCGAAGATCTCGTCTAATTTATTAGACTTATCTTTTTAACATTGGAAACCCCGTCTTTCTTTTTGAGAGACGGGGTTTTCTTTTTCGTTTAAAGCACTTTTCAACTATTTAACTAAGAGGAGCATAATAATGGCAGTCCCTAAGTTAACCCCAGTTCAAAAAACAAGTCCTTATGTGCTAAAGTCAACTGGTTCTTATAATCTTGTTACTACAGCAAGTGTGCCTTATGCTGTTTATTTAACTGGTGCTCTCAGTTCAAGCCAATGGACATCTGGTGCTGTCGCCCAAGTAGCTCTCACATATAAAATGTTGGGAGGTGATGTTCTCGACATCGAATTAACAGAAAATAATGTTTACACTTCCTATGAAATGGCAACATTAGAATATTGTTCTATCATCAATAATCATCAAGCTAGAAATGTTTTATCTGATTTTCTTGGAGCAACTACAGGAACTTTTGATCACGAAGGAGCGCTTGAAGCTGGAACATTGTCTTCAAGTTTAGCCGGCGATCACCTTGCATTAAAATTTCCTAAATTTAAATTTGAATACAGTAAGCGAGTTGCCGATGGTTTGGCGGCGGGGGCAGGTTTCGGTGATGATTCTAGAATTTATTCAGCATCCATTGCTTTAGTGAATAACAAACAAGACTATAATCTACAAGAAATTGTTCAATCGGCCTCTGTGGAAACGCCTGGAACTTCAAATTTTGCGGGGCCTTTTACGGGAAGTATCGACAACAAAAGAATTGCTATTAGACGAGTTTATTACAGATCTCCTTCTACAATGTGGAGATTTTATGGATATTATGGTGGATTAAATGTTGTGGGGAATTTGTATACCTACGGACAATATTCTGATGAATCAACATTTGAAGTTGTCCCAGCGTGGCAAAATAAATTACAAGCAATGGCATTTGAAACAAATCTTTACACTCGTGCTTCTCATTATTCTTATGAGATACACGATAATAGAATTAGGATTTACCCGCCACCATCGTCGCCTGGTGGCGGACCAACTAAGATGTGGTTTGACTTTACCGTTCCGCAAGATGCATGGGTAGAAGATTCTACCAGAAAAGATGGAGTGGACGGCGTAAATAATTATAACACTTTACCGTTTGCTAATATTCCGTATAAAAATATCAATAGCATGGGAAAACAGTGGATTAGAAAATATGCATTAGCAATTGCCAAAGGAATGCTTGCACAAATAAGAGGAAAATTTGGGAACATTCCAATTCCCGGAGAAGCAGTAACCCTGAATGCTTCTGAACTTGCGACTCAGGCAAAAGAAGAACAGGAAAAACTTAAAACTGAACTTGTTGAATTGTTAGATAAATTAACTTATGAAGTAATGATGGAATCAGACGCCAATATGGTAGAGAATTCTAATAAAATTCAGGTTAGTATTCCAATGGGAATTTATAGGGGATAATATAAATGGCCGAAAATAAATGGAACAGACCTGACAGTCCTCCACCACCACTTTTTTTGGGAAAAAAAGAACGAGATTTAGTAAAACAGGTCAACGATGAATTGATCGAGCGCGTCATTGGGCAAACTATTCTTTATTATTCAATTAGTGATGTTCATACCGACTTTCATCCTTTGTATGGCGAAGCAATTGAAAAAAATTATTTGCCCCCAGTGCGAGTATATGTTTTAATTGAGTGGAATGAAACAACAACCACAGCCACCAACTATGGTGTGGACCGTATTTATAATCTTACATGTCACTTTCATAAGCGAAGGCTAACAGAAGATCAAAATCTGTTTGTTCGTGAAGGCGATTTTATTTTATACGGAGAAGATTATTATGAAATAATTACTTTAAGTCAACCTAAGCAATTATTTGGACAAACAGAACATATGCTTGAAATTTCAGCTAAATGTGCGCTGGCCCGACAAGGACTTTTCGATGGTAAATAATTATGGCAAACAATGCAATATTAACTAGCTCTGCGGATCGCAATTTAAAACCCGATGACATGCGAACAATCATGTCGTATAAGCCTTCGACACTGGAGACTATCGATACTGCGGTTTATAACTGGCTTCACAACGATATGAAAATTGCATGTACTACGAATAAAGGATGGAAAACTGTGCCAATCGTTTGGGTGGCTGGAGAACGCTCTTGGCAGGTTAAAAATAATAAAAATTTAAGAGATTCTGTGGGTGCTCTGATCTTTCCGATGATGACCTTGCAGAGAGATGGCTTCTCAAAAGATCCAACAAAAAAGGGTGTTTTTTATGGCAACATTCCTCACATTAATGATGCAAAAGGGGGATCTATAACTATTGCTCGCAGACTTCAGCAAGATAAAACTGCTAATTTTGCTAATGCAAATGCTTATAGAAAAACTTCTAGACTCACAAGCAACGCAGGAACACCAGGAGCACAGCAAATTAACTTTCCAATGCCGAAAAATAAACAAGCTGTTTATGAAACCATTACAATTCCGATGCCAGTGTATATTGATGTAAATTATACAATTAGTGTTAGAACTGAATATCAACAACAGATGAATGAAGTTATACAGCCTTTTGCTACTGCAACACAAGGGATAAATTACTTAGTTTTAAAACAAGATGGTCATTCTTATGAAACATTTATGCAGTCTGATTTTGCTTCTGAAAATAACGTAACAGATTTGGGTGATGAAACTCGAATTTATGAATCTAAAATAACATTAAAGGTTTTGGGTTATCTTGTCGGTGCAAACAAGAATGATGAACAACCACACATCGTTATTCGAGAAAACGCTGTTGATATTAAGAGCCCCCGAGAAAGAGTTGTTCTGGGTGATGAGACAGAATGGGGGCCGCTTGGTCTCCCTTCAGGAAAATATCGGTCATAATCATTCCTTTGTCTTTTCGAGGAATAAGCTACTATTTATTAGAGACTTTTAAAGCACCATAAGGAGAAAGACGCATGGCACAAAGCAAATTTAGATTTGTATCACCGGGGATTCAACTTCGTGAAATTGACAGATCACAACTTCCCCGTGAACCAGAGGCAGTAGGACCAGTTATTATTGGTCGTGCTCAACGAGGGCCTGCGCTTCGACCAGTAAGAGTGGAAAGTTTTACAGAATTTGTTGAAATTTTTGGCGAGCCATTGCCTGGTGGAGCTGGTGGTGATGTTTGGAGAAATGGAACTGCTGGTATGGAACCAACATATGGTGCTTATGCTGCTCAAGCATGGTTAGCGAATGGTTCTCCTTTAACTTATGTTCGTCTTCTGGGACAACAACACACAACACATCCTGGCTCTACTGGAAAAGCAGGTTGGCAAATTGGTACTGCTGCTCCAGATGGCACCAGAAGGTCGGTAGGCGCATTGGGCTTGTTTGTTGTCGATAGCGGAAGTACCGCGGCACCAGCGCACACTGGAACTTTGGCCGCAGTTTGGTATTGCACTGGAAGTTCTGTTGAGCTTTCTGGAGCTGATAGACAAGATAATAATATTGTTACTGGTTCTGGTATTATAGTTAGGAGCACTGCGGAGGGGCCAACTTTTACAGCTCTTATCAAAAACAATGATGGAACTATTGTAGACACCGTTAATTTTAATATCAAGACTTCAACGGCTGGTAATTTTGTTCGAAAAGTTTTTAATACAAATCCCACAAAACTAACTACACGTTTGTATGGTTCTGCTAATACTGCATCATATTTCTTAGGCGAAAGTTTTGAAAGAGATGTAACTGAAAAACTTACAAGCTCAAGTGCGGGTAAAACTTTTGGTTTTATTGCTGCTCTTACTGATGATGAAAGTTCAAGTCCGATCCTTTGGAGCAAAAATCTCGCAAGTATGTCACCCGCACAAACAAATTGGATTATTGGCCAAACGCAACAATCATCAGGAAGTTATACACCTGGAACGAGCCAGCAATTATTTCAAGTTGTGGCGCTTGATAGTGGCGAATGGACACAGGAAAATCTTAAGGTTTCTATTACAGATGTTCGTTATTCTAATGAACCTTCTGATCCTTATGGTTCTTTTGGGCTTGAATTGAGAAAGGCAAACGATTCAGATGAAGCGCCACAAGTTGTTGAGAGTTATTCAAATTTGAATTTGAATCCTAATTCTCCTAACTATATTGCTCGGCGCGTCGGAACTCAATATGCAAAATGGGATGATGTTGATAGACGATATCGATATTTTGGGCAATATCCAAATAATTCTCGATATATTTATATTAAGATGCATTCTGATCTTGATGGTCAGCCGCCAAGTCCTGAAAC